GAAAAAATATAATGAAAACAGATAGTTAGGTTTTACTCCGTGTAACCAGTGAGGACACTGAAATGCAATAAATTCAATGGCTTAAAAGAAATATTTTCAAAAAATACATGTATTTACTGTACTTATTTTTGAAACTATGCATTTGATGCCTTTAATCCAATTTAATTTTCACTTAATGCGCAAACAAAATAGCCAATTATCCAATCTGGAAACTAAAATGGACGTAAGGAAAGAACGAGAATTGCGCGGCCTAACTCAGGCCGAACTAGCAGACAGGGCTGGCATCGCGCCGGCTGTCCTGTCGCGGGTCGAAAACAACGAGGTCGCGCCCCAGGCCAAAACCCTATTCAAAATAAAGCAGGCGCTGGGGAACGCAGAAAACAAACTGCCAAATAGGCACTGCCGGGTCGAAGATTTGGACCTGGGCGAGGTATTGATTTCTGAAACGGCGGCGACTTTGGGGTGGACAGACCTGGCGCGGATGAATTGCGCATCACGCCGAAACGAACCCGATATGATCCCCGGCGATACGTTGTTTTTCGATAAGCACCAGACCGACCCGCGCGTAGAGGGGTATTTTCTTTTTAAGTTCCCCAAGGGACACGCCTGTTACTACAGCGTCCCAGATATCCAGGAGGGCGATCGGGTATTTTTGTCTGCCAAATCGCCCCATTGGACTGGCCACATGGGGATGTTTGAGGTTGCCGATTTAGAGGTGATTGGCGCCCTAGTTCATATCGGCCGAAACATCCAGTCCGGCTTTAAAGCTCAATAACTTTGCTGAAGCTCTTGCAGCCCGACTAGGATGCCCGGCGCGCTAGCTAGCGGGGCGCGCTCTCCTGGCCGCATCGTGCTTTTAAAATATTGCTGCGCTAGATCGCTTTGAAGTGCTTTGTTGCGCGCCAGGGGCACCGCAGCCACCCCTGCCAGTGCCGCTAAATTGTCGGCGCCCGTGGCCATGCTAGCAAGCGCAGCACCTGCCATAGGCGCCGCATATGGCACCATTGCCTTTAAAGTGCCAGCCGTGCCGCTGGGGTTTCCTGCGCGCGTCAGGATCGTGTTGCCGGCTCTGTATAGATCGGAGAATGTATCGCGCCCGTAGACATAGCTCTGCGCATCCTTGTTCCGAGCGGCAATTGCCAGCGCGGATGGCGTGATGCTAAACTCAACATCCTTATTTTTCTTGGCGGCATTTTCCAAAATCATCAGGTCGCTGTAGCCCTTGCGAACATCTTTATACAGAACGATATCTTCTGTGTTTCTTCCCTTGGTAATTTGCTTACCCATTGCATCTTCAAGCGCCTTGATCGCCTTGATGGCCGCAACTTTTGTGATGCCGTCTTTAGTCGTTAGCTGACTGAGATCGCTTCTGATCCTCTGAAACGCCGAACCCTTCAACTGTCCAGCGCCGGCAAGGGCGGTCATCTCTTTAGCTAGATTTTCAAAGTATGGAGATTTTTCTGCGGTGCTTAGCTTGCCCTTGTAATCCTGTGCAACTTTCGCAATTTCCTCAGACAAATCTGCCGTGATCGGAACTGAATTACGCGCCGCCAGCTGGTCCATCGTGTCTGTAATCGTAGTGCGCAGCGCAGCCATTTTTTCTTGCGGCATCATGCCTGGAGTGATTTGCACTCTATCGCGCATGCTGGGCGGGATGGCTGTCGTGATCGCCGCGTCAGTAAATTGGTCAACTGCGGCCTGGCGTTTTGCTTTGCCGGAGCGCGTTGCCTCTTCTGCGAATGATAAGCTGCCGGTCCCGTCAATGGCCTGGCCGGCCGTTGGTGTGACCCCGGCATCTTCAAGATTTTTAACAGCTTGTAACCGGCTAGGGTCAACCTTGCCGCCGGAAAACATATTTTCCGCAACATCAACCGCCTTACCGCCGGCCATCAGCCCGGCAATCTGCGCCGGAGTTTCCAGGACAGTTCCCTCAAAGGCGTCACTGCCGCCCTCGCTCAAAACGGTTGGCGCGATAACTTGCTGGGCCATCTTTCTCAGCCCACCAGCGCCGCCAGAAGCTGCTAATTCGCCAGCTGTTTTTAGGTAACGACCGGCCGTGCTTTGCGGCTCATATGTTGGGTCTGTGCCAGCCAGATATGGCGGCAGCTTATCTCTAAATTTATTGATAGCGGCACTCGCTTCGGGAAAGCCAAACGCGCGCTCATCCTCATCGCGGCTCCCCATGCCGATACGGTCCATCCCCATCTCAGCGGTATTAGTAACCGCTCCAGGGAGACCGATAATGCCGGCCAGGGCGCTCCAGGCAGCTGAGCCTAGTGACTTGCTCAAGTCTTCACCCAAGCCAACTGGCTCGTTTAGCTCTGGCGTTTCAATTTCCTTTTCAACGCCAGTGACGGGAATGCCGGTCGCATTAGTGTATCTGCGCGCCAGTTCAGCATCAGACATGTTTTGGTATTTTTCTGCGGTGTACTTTTCCCGCAAAACTTCAATGGTTACTTGCTCCATGTCAGCCCTCACCCCCAAGGTCCGGGAAAGTAAAAATGTCATTAGGCAAAGGCTTGGGTTCGCTCTGCGCCTTTGCGTTTTTGTACTGAATGATCAATCGCTGGTGCTGCGAGACTAAATCTTGCATGTACTGCCGCATCGCCCCGCGCAGCTGGTCGGCGCTTAGTGTCCGGCTGATGCTCGATGCAGCCTCTTGTGCCTTTTGACCCTCAAGCTCCGTTATCTGACCACCGCCCTTTAAGCCCTCAAATGCTGACAGGAATATCTTGCCAGCCAGCTGATTGTACTTGGTGATAAAGTCTCTTGATGGGCTTCCTTGCGGGAATGCATTTGGCTCCATATTCGACTTTACCAAGGAGCCAACCGCGTCTTCCATGCCTGGGTGATTAAATAACTCTTCAACCAGCGGTGAGGTCGCCTCGATGCGCTCTCTTACGCCTCGGATGGCAACTTTCATTTGCGAAACCTCTTTCGCCTCAAGCTCAGCGCCTTTATTTTTGCCCTTGCCTTGTGCCTCAAAATCTTGCGCATCGATTTGCGCTTGCAGGATGTCGTCTTGGTTTACCAACTCAACGCCGTTTTTGAAATACTTAGTCGTGCCGTCACCAAAGTGCTTAATCTCTAAGCCGCCTGGATAAATTTTGGATCGCTGTTGCTTTTCGCCAGTCACTTGCCCCTGGTAGTAAATTCCAAGCAGCTGAGAAGCGGACCCGCCGGCCTCGATCATGTCAGCGATTGTACATGCGTCTGTGTCACCCTCGCCACACTTCTTTCGCAAAAATTCAATCGACTTGTTTCGGTCAACCTTACCTGAATTAGTGCGCGCCGATGCATTTTGCGCGGTAATATAATTCTGGATCAAGCTTGAGCCATCACCACCAGCGCTCAGGGCAGCGAGATAGCCATCAGTGCCGGGCTTGCCCTTGAAAAACTCCATCGCCGCATCGCGCCCAGCTTGCTGTTGCCGCATCGCCTGGCGCCCCTGCATGACACCCGCCAAATTTGGGTCTGGGTCCATGCGCAGCTGATTAAACGCCAGGGCCATCCGATCCATTGTGCCGGGGTCTTTAAACAAATTGCCTAAAATTCCCATATTTATTGCCCCCCTGGACCCATGCTTGCAAAGGCTGTCAGATAATCAAAGATACCTGGCTGCGCTGTGCTAGTCGAAGTGCCAGATGTTGACATTGGCTGTTGCCCCATCGCCTGGAAGGGCAGGGAGAGCATTGTGTTGCCGTAGCCTGTGATGTCGCCGTATTGCTGGTTTGCGGCATTCATCAGCTGTTGGATAAGATTTTGCTGTTGGTTGCCGACATTTGCCAAATTTTGGTTGATTTTTTGATCGTAGTTGAACCCTTGCTGGCTTAACCCACCCAACTGATTAGCTGCGTTCAGGGTGGCATTTTGCTGATTAAACTGATTGCCGATATCATACTGCGCCATGTTCTGCGCGTTCTGAAACCCAGCCTGATTTTGCTGCGCAATCATCTGCGCGGCCTGGTTGTTGAAATCTGCGTTTGTTTGTGCCTCTGCTACGCCGTGCCGTGAGCCGCCATAAGCGCCGGCGTTGGACGCATTCGCACCGACATTATTCAGCGCCATTTGGTTGGCCCGGTTCATCGACGTTAGGTTGTTATCGATCACCTGTTGCTGCCAGGGATTTTGATATTGCGTGAGGTCCGCGCCAGCCATTGTGCCAGGCTGAAAGTTCATCGCCGCGCCGGTGGCATTCACCGCCGCATTGTAGGTATCAGCTGATGTTTGGCCGACACTTTGATTTGGGTTGAAACCTTGGAAACCATTTTCACCAGGCGCACGATAAACACCGGTGCTATCAACATAACCTGTTGAGTTTACGGGATTTGATGCACCGCTCATTATGATATCCTCAATCTAGCATAGTCGTTCATTAATTCTTCCAGAATGCCTGGGTTCATTGCCGCGAAGGGCCGCTCAGCTGGGCGCTCACCCGTCACCGGGTCCATGTACATTCCCGTCATCGCATCATATTGCCCAGGCGCCTCTGCCTTTAGCTTGGCAAGCGCATCGTCAACGATTGGCGCGGCTGAGTAGCCCGACATGCCGCCAAAATCTGTTGGCGCTGGCATCCCAGCCATTATGTCTGAGGGCGCGCCCATACCGAATGCGCTGGCTGTATCGGCCGTGTTTTGAAAGGATGAGATTTGTGTCGGATTAAATGCCGCCACGGTCGGCCCGTAATTTCTGATCGGACCCATTCCCGAAATTGCGTCAGCCTTTTCTAGGTTGCCGATCCCGACCGCCTCTGCATAGCCAGGCATCCGGTTAACCTGGGCTGTCTCTTTTTTACCGCCTTTGCCGCCACTCATGTGAAGTCCAATCCTACTGTGCTTTGTATTTCTTTCCAGCCGTATTGCTTAAACGCGCGTACCCAGCCGCGCCGGCCGTTTATGGATGCGCCATCGCACCCGCTATCCTTTGCCCACTTAATAATTTCTTCGTGCATGTCGGCTAGCTCATCAAGCTCGCCAGCGCCCAGGAAGACATTAAGTATCTTTCTTTTTGGGTATACCACCACTTCCGTTATCAAACACCCTTTGGCGCGAGGCCAAAGCTGCATATGCCCGGAATACACCCCGTCAACGATATCCCAGAAGTCATGTGTGCCCTCGCCCTTCGCCAGAGCGGCCTCTATCCATTCCTTACAGCGCCCCAATTCAGTCATGCTCGATCACCATGTACTCAGCCCAACCCGCTTCCAGATCGCCGTAGAGCCATCGTGCGCGCCCGTGCAGATATAGATGTAGCTATTGTCCCAACTGACCATGCCGTCCACATCCCCGGCAACGCCAGTATTCGCAGCTGGCACGGCTTGCTTGGTCGCCACCTGGCGAAAGGCGCCGTCCAGTGAAACGACAACGTACTTATTTGCTGCATCCCACAGGATCACGCCGTCCTCGCTGGGGTTATCGTCGGCCGTCTTGAAGCCAAGCTTTGCTAGGTTTGTCTGCAAAAACGAGGTCAGCTGAATGCCCCACTGCGACAGATCAAAGCCAATTGGCGGGAGAATGGGCGAAGGCATTATCTGCGCCCCCCTGGAACCATGTTAATTCGCATATTTCCCACCCTGAAATCTGACAGGACAGAGCCGTCAACGCGCATCCGAATTTGTCGGCCACTAAATCGCACCGAGGTCGGATTGGCCGTTGTGAATGGGCCGTGACTTGTCTCGCTGCCATTCGGGTAGAGGCGCGTCTTGAACGTCAAGCTGACATCACCCTGAGATTTTTCATCCGGGATGACCCTTGTGACCTTTGCAATTTGCTCGCCAGTGCCAATGCTGATCGGGCCGCTCTCCGCAAAGATATTTGCGCTGTCTACGTTTAGACCAACCTCATGTTCGTAGATGTCGCTGTCAGCGTTGTGGCCAGCTAGAAATGGATAGCGGAATACGCCCCGCTGGACGCCAGAGGTGCGCTCCAGGTTGCCGATAATCCAATGATTTTCTTTGTAATCCAACGCCACATATCGGTCAATTTCAGTGGAGCCGCTTGAGCAATAGAACCACCAAATCTCACCGTGCTGGCCATTGGCAAACGACCAGACCTTTGATTGCTGTGCCGCGTTAAAATCACCAAAGACATAGTCGTGAACATCGCACCGAATTTCCTGGACGCGGTTGCCGTCAAAATGGAAGAAGCCCTTCTGGCCCATCCAAAATACGCCCTCATCCACATCAGATGCAGCCTTGCGAGATATTGTCCCACAGCTGGTTCCAACCCGCTGGAAGCTGAACACATACGGGGGGCCGATGTATCGCGCCGCATGGGCTGACGTATCGGTTAAAATCAGCGTCTGGCCGCGCGTCCGAATGCCCTGCATGATCTGGCCAGTGTCGGCCAGTTCGATGTCACCAGCTTCGTTTGTTGCGGCAGCGGCCCAGACAGTATTTGCCTCGCGGTCGCACCAGCTGATCTTTCTGGGGTTACCGCCACTGCCCAGGGCAAAGATAAACCGCTCTTCCGTTACGACCAGCCCCACATTATCGACCGGGGCATTTGCGATTGGCGCGGCGTCAGCTGAAGACCCCAGCTGCCACTCCAGCAATCGGCCATCCTCTTTATTGCAAGCGACTAGGTATTGGCCAAAATTATCCAGCGACCAAGCAGTTGCCTCTTGCGGAACGGCATTGGCGTTTTGCTGGATCGGCTGGCCATAGTAGCCATCGCCATAAAACCCATAGCCATAGCCGGTTTCCACTGCCGCATCTTCCCGGCCAGCTGTCAGATCGGAAGGCGTGATATCAAACAATGACCCGTTTCCGGTCATCGCCTTTAGCTCGTTGTATGATCCCCCGGCGACATAGGCCGTGCCGTTGTTGGCTTCCCAAGTGTGCATGCCGCGCACCGGGTTTGTGCAGAACGATGTCTTTCGCTCACGCCAGCCGCCGACCGGTTGCAGGGCGCTGCCCATCCAGCGCACCAGGTTTGCATCTCTCCACCGACCAGCTGACTGCAAGTCAGTGCCGTTTCTAAACACGCCGGGCGGTATTTCTAAGGGTACAAGTGTCATTAGCTACTTTCTATGGCGTCCAATACATTACGATAATTCTTCCCGCTCCACCGTGACCACCATTTCCGTCTAGAGTACCTTGATCACTTGCAATTCCTGCGCCACCGCCACCGCCATACGTTCCACCTGTCCCACCCGTATAGTAAGGATAACCAGAAGCCCTAGCTGTTCCACCACTGCCAACGTAAGGTCCAAGAACACTACTTTCTAGAGGGCTTGTACCACCTGAAGGGTATGTTGCAGTAGTAACAGGGCTGTTACCACCACCTGCACCACCACCACCAGATGTTGCATAATCGTTATCAGGTGGGTTAGAGCCTGTCCCGCCTGTGTAATTACTATCGCCACCAGTAGCCGTTCCCCCACTGCCACTTCCTGAACTCCAAATATCGTCATTAGGGCCACTTGTTGATGCAACCTGTCCACCACTGCCGCCATTTGCGGTTAAAGATATTCCATTTCCTGACACCGTGGTATTTCCACCCGCAACACCATCTCCGTTATGGTAAGGGTTTGCACCAGAAACATCGTCTGCATCTGTACCACCTGAACCTGCTGACGCAGTAAATGACATACCAGACATACCTGAAATGCCCTTGATAGCCACGCCGCCACCCCCGCCGCCTGACGTTTTCACATCAGAATTCATGCCGCTTAGATCATCATACCCCGCGCCACCGCCACCGCCGCCAATTGCTATAATTGCAACCGCGCCAGTATAACTGAGAGTAAAGTTGCCCCCATATGTCTCAACATAATCTGGCGACCCAAGAGAATTACCTTCTGCATCGTCAAACCGTAGCTGACTTGTATTCCAAGTCGGCGCATAGGCCGCGCCATACCACTCTGAAAACGACATCGCTACGCCAGAAGATTTGCCAATGATCGACCTTATATCACTGTCGTTTATGCTGGCCTCTGTACCAGAAGTGCCCCCAACTTCTGTGTGAATATCATTTAACGATATTGCACCTGTTGTTTGGAGTGTCATTACATCGTCCCATAGGCTGTTACGTTCCCAACCACCGTCAAATTGCCTGAAGCATCCAATTTCATTTTATTTGTGCCGCCTGTCGCAAAATACAGAACGCCGCTGCTTTCTGTAATCGTCCAATCGCCAAAATCGACCGTTGTTACATTAACCGTTGTGCCAGTAACTGTTGTCGCGGTAATTGTGGTTGAACTTACAGTGGGAGCCGTTGTCGTGCCCGTAAATGTCGGGCTGGCGATGGGAGCTTTTGCGTCAATCTGCGTCTGGATCGCGCTACTCACGCCGTTTAGATGAACGAACTCAGTTGCAGTAACTCCAGCCGCCGCCGCGCCAGACAATATGTTCAAATCAGCCGCTACTGAGGTGACAGCGGTGCCGCTTACCTTAAACGAACCAGCCGTAATATCCGGGGTGCTTGCTGTCGTGCCATTCAAAACCGCGACGATGTCATCGAGCGCCTGGTTGTTCGTGGTGCCCCAGGTATTTTCCGACCCGCCTATTGTGGGTTTTGTGATTGAAACTGTCATAAAGCTGCCTCTAATTTTTTGCCATTATATTGCATTATTTTCATTTTTCTCTGTTTGGCGACTAGCCATTGTAAAGCGCGTCAACGCCCCAGATCATAAAGCCAAGGCCGGCAATAAAAATGATCGCGCCAGCGGTTAAACTCAGCCCCCAAAAAAGCTGATCCCGGCGCTTCGCTTCCTCTTCAAGTCGCTCCTTGTGCCGCTTCCTTGCTGCCGCCATTTCTTGCTGAACGACTGTCCACACTCCATAAATCGAGCAAATTGCGCGCAGCTGGTCCATTTGTTCCTTGTGAGCAAGCTTAGCCTGGGCAATAGCTAGCCCTTCCTGTTCGCTCGATCTCAGGCGCCCCAACGGCCCCTTGTGCTTGCCGCTCTCACATAGGTTAATTTCGGTTTCTAATTGAGCCAGCTTTCCAAAGTGCGGGAGCAAGCTGCCGATATCTTTGCCGGCATTAACGGCTGAGCTAATGCTTGAACCCAGCTGCGTCACAACCCCGGCCATCGCCATAATTTCTATCATTGTTATTGTCTTTTGCTTGGGGGTGCTTTTCGGCGGCTAAGCCACCTCTCTGGGCCACCAGGTTAAGCTGCGTCTTGTTTTGTCCAAGCTTCACTGCCGTTTGTTTGCTCAGACCACACTTCAGCGGTAGACGGCTGGTCTGTCCACGTTTCAACAGTCGTTAAGGTAGGCTCCCACACAAGCCGCCCATTCGCCACCACAGCAGTAGTGCCTTGGATCGCCGCAGTGTTGAACATGCTGGCCTTGCTGGCGACCGTGATGCTGGAAGTGGAGCTTAGCGCTGATACGCAGCTGAAGTTTGCCGTTGCAGCCGCGCTTATGGCTGAGCTTGCGTTTAGATTGGCCGCTGCAAGCCTAATTCTATCGCCAGCCGCTGCCAAACTTGTGGACGCGCTGATAGCCGCAGCGCCGTGCTTGACGCGCTGACCAGCCGCAGCAACGCTACCTGCCGCGCTTAAAGTTGACGCCGCTGGCTGCACCCGCGTTGACGCTGCGCTCACCTGACTGCTTGCAGTTAAGCTCGCGCTGACAGCATTCGTTTGCGAGGCGGCTGCGCTTGTCGCTGAGCTTGCCGTCAGGCTGGTCGTTGCACCGTGGGTCAACAGAGGCGCGGCTGCAAGCGTGGCGGTCGCCGATAGTGCTGCACCACCAGCGCGACCAATTGTTGACGCGCTTAGCTTCGAGCCTTGGCTGGCTAGGCTTGCGCTGGCTGGCTGGGTCAGGCTGGCTGTGGCTGCAATGCTGCCGCTCGCCGTTAGCTGCGCCGTGCCAAACGAAACTTGCAGCACTGCATTTAGGCTGCTTGACGCACTTAGTGAGCTTGCTGCTTGCTGGGTTTTTGCGCCGACCGATACTAAGCTTGCCGCTGCGCTAAGAGCGCTTGCCGCTTGCTGTGTTTTGAGGCCGACCGATGCTAAGCTTGTGGCTGAGCTAAGAGCGCTGGCTGCTTGCTGGGTTTTTAAGCCGACCGCCGCCAAACTTGTGGCTGAGCTAAGAGCGCTCGCTGCTTGCTGAGCTTTAAGCCCAGCCGATGCAAGGCTTGATGTTGAGCTTAGCGCTGCCGCGCCGTTTTTGGTAAGCAGAGCCACCGCGCCGGTCGATGAGCTTGCAGTCAGGCTGGATGCGGCTGCTTGCGTTAGGCTAGACGCCGCGCTGATTGCTGAACTTGCGGTTAGGCCAGACAGGCCGCGCAGGGCTATCGTTGAGGCGTATACTGATGAGCCTTGCGTGCTTAGCGCGGCTGAACCAGCACAGGTAAGAGTTGGGGCAGCGGCGATACTGCCTGTTGAACTTAGAGCGCTTAGCCCGGCGCGTGTAACTGTTGATGCTGCGGTGAGGCTAGTCGTTGAGCTTAACGCTGATGCAGCGTGTAGAACCTTGAGCGGCGCGGCGGTTAGGCTGGACGTTGAGCTTAACGCTGATGCAGCGTGTAGAACCTTGAGCGGCGCGGCGGTTAGGCTGGACGTTGAGCTTAGAGCGCTTAGCCCAGCGCGTGTAACTGTTGATGCGGCGGTAAGACTTGACGCTGAGCTAAGCGCTGATGCTCCGGCATGGGTTACGGCTGCGCTCGCGGCTTCCGCTATGGCTCCAAGTGGTGCGGCGGCGAGGGGGCTGAAGCCTAGCATGGGTTAGCCCTGCATTTTGTCGTAATAAGTTGAAACTTGGGAAGTTACTTCATCACTTGTCATATTCACCATGTCACCTCCGTCATCTTTTTGTAGAGGATAACGACCATGCAAGTTTAACACACGGGTGGTCAAAGCAGCTTTGTCTAGCCGCACAACTGTGTCAGGTATTTTGAATTTACGTGGGGCATCGGGTGTCCAACCAACCATTGTATAGTTGTCAGGGTCACGATACATACCACCATCCTTCACCCAAGGAGGAATAACGCTGCCCCGCTCACCCGCATCTAGCTTATACTCAATAATCATTTGGCCTCCAATTTCAGCATGTATTCTTCGTTAACAAAATCAGACTTGCCAAATATTCGTTCAGCCGTTTTGTCTGCGTTAGCACAATACTTGTCAGCCATTTGATCTAGAAAATCCTCAAGGTCATTGGAGTGCGGCAGATCATGGTTGGCTATTCTACTAGCCGTGTGTTGGATGTAGCCCGACACCTCCGTCAACCCAACTTGCGGGTGAACGCCGTATTGACACATATACTCTATGGTAGCTGTGGAAGCACGACTGCCATCCATGAGGTTCCGATACATTAGCTCAAATCCACGCCTCACATGGTGGCGCTTTTCTTCTGCTTCAAATGTTGTTTCATCCCACTCGTCAATGCCGTGCTTCACTTTGATGTTGTCGTAGGCGTCAATCATGGTGGCGATGTCTTTGATCCCACCGTTGATTTTGTTTTCCATTTGCACAACGCAATGACGGGCATGGCGCAGCTTGGCCTCAGATACCGCATCATCTTTGCCCTCTAGCTCCATAATTTCTTCACGAAGTTCAGCATGTTTAACTTGGCTTTCTGAAAGGGCCATCTTCCGCTTTTCAACTTCAGCCAAAATTTGACGCAGCATACGCATAGGGCTGTGACCGTTCAGCATTGTGAGGGTCATCATGTTAATCGTTGTCTGGCTGTTCTGCCTGTCGAAAGCCCTAGTTGCTTTATCAATTTCTGGAAGGCGTTCAGCAACTTTAGACGCCGCAACTTGGTTGATGTTTTCTCCCGCTTCAACTGGGAGGCTAAACAAGATTGGTTTTGTTACGACTTGGCTCATGAAGCAGCCCCCGATGTAGCGGCTGTGCCGTTGTTTCCGTTTGTCGTGACATTTCCAAAAGTGGATGCATTACCCAGCGTTTGAATGGTGAAGTAGTCTTGCGTATTTGAATTACTCCAAGAGCTGTCCTTTTTCCCCATGTGAACTACCGCTCTTGTTGCATTACTAGCCGCCGCTGGTTCTCTTGTCGTACCTGTTAGATCACCAAAATCGGTTGCATTGCCAGTGGTTTGTGTTGTCAAATATTGAATTGTGTTGACCTCATTACCACCACATACAACCCCTCTGGTCGTATCACTGCAAGCACTTGTGCTCCTTGTGGTAGTTAATAGATCGCCAAAATCAGTTGAGTTACTTGGGCTGCCTATCGTGACATATTCAAGCTGATCTGTAGTTCCCGAAGTAAGGTTACCACTAACGAACACCCCTCTGGTTGCATCCGACCAACCGCCGCCCATTTGATTACTATTGGCTAATAAGTTGCCGAAGTCTGTCGCATTGCCTGTGCTTGCTATCGTGATGTAGTCGATAGTGTCTCCATTGCCGCCGCCTGCAAAAACTGCATAAGTGCCGTTCGACAATCCCGTAACCCTTCGCCCAACCGTTAAGTCACCAAAGTCAGCAGCATTACCAGTGGTTGCTATTGTGATATAGTCAATCGCTGTAGAGTTGAACATATTTGTCCCCGCAGCGCCGCCCATAACCCCCCTTGTTCCGTTAGAAGCCCACCCATTAAAGCCACTGCCATTACCAGTATGATCTCCAAAGTCTGACGAATTACCAGTGGTTGTGATGTCATAATAGTCGATGTTATTCACAAACGCACCAAAGCCTGACAGGATGCCTCTATCACCATACCACGGCGAAGAAGACGATGAGCTACCACCCGTACCACCGAGTTCTGTGCCGTTTAGCTTCACCTTACCGCTGTCCGTGGTGATGTCATTGGTCTGGTGATTAATGTGAAGAGCCATTATTTATACCGCCGTTGATCCGTCCATTTGCGTCATTGCCCAAGAATAACATTTATCCAAGAATGTAGAGCCTGATGCTGAGTTGATGTCGTCAAGACTAGCCGTCATCCTTTTAAAGTCTACCTCACGGGTGTCATCCGTTAAGTTTGTGCTTGTTGCATAAGCACTCAGGTCAATCATGACCATGAACTTAGGCTCGGAACCACGTTGCCGTGACACAGCCGTTGTCACGATCCTATAATAAGCGTTATTGAAAGGCACAGCATAGTCCGATGCGGCCTCAGATATGTTGTGTTGTATAGCCATTTTATATCCTCTTAGGCGTATGTAACTTCGGTAGTTCGGATGTTTGCGACCCATCGAATATTGTGGCTTGCCTCACCAGTGCAAGTGATAGCCAATGCGTTGTTCGTGTCGTCGGCTGAGAGGGCCATAACCCAGTCAGACTGATTATCAATTACAGTAGTTGAACTGTTAGCAAGTGTAGTTGTGCCGCCATCGTTTACCAACAAGCCCTCAATGCGCCATGAAGCAAAAGCCTGTGCGCCGTTTTGCATAGCTGTGATTGTACCATCGAAGGTGATGCAGGTGTCAGAGGCTGCTACGATTTGGTTGTAAGCAGATGCAGTGCTAAGTGTAGTGGTTAATGCCGTTGCGGTTGCGTCAGTTGTTGCTGCACGAAGGATAAATTTACTGCCCTGTGCATCTCCTGCGCTTGCGAAATGACCTGCGGAGTGAGCTACTTGACCATCGACAGTTGTTTTTGCTCTCTTCCCAGAAGCGACCGTATATGCTCTGTTTATTTCGTTATATTCACCATTTAGAATGACCCCGTAGTTACTGCTGGAGTTTACGGTATTACCCTCACCACCAAGAATAGCACCATAATTTGTGCTAACAGTGTTGCCATTACCGCCTATAACAAAACTTCTGTAATTATTAGCAGCGTTAGCATACCCGCCTGCTACAAAACTCTCGTAACCAGCGGCCTTATTAATATTGCCCATCGCAATACTACCAGTATTCGTAGCGCCGTAGCTTGAACTGTTGTTAGCTATGGCTCCAGCTAAACTACTTATACCACCAGCGTAAGACGCACCTAGAGCTATAGCTTCTTGGGCGTATGCTCTTGAGTTATACCCCAAAGCAATTTGTCTGTATCCGTTTGAAGTTGCTGATAATTCACCGATAGCTATTGAATTATTAGGAGCAGCATTAGCTTGACTACCAATCGCAACTGTGTTTGTGCCAGTAGAGTAAGCATCTTTTCCAAGAACAATTGACCCATTCCCAGAAGCAGTTGGCGCTGTTCCTGATGTATAATTCTCTTTTATAAGGGTGAGGCCAATATCAGCCGCAGCAGCAGTGACAAACACAACAGCACTGCCGGTGAGGTTTAACAGACTGCCCGTGCTGCTTTCGCCAAGTGTGCGGGTAAGAGTAGTCCCAGAGGCCGTATAGGTTCCAGAACTTAGCTCCCACGCATCACCATCTTCAATGACAAATCTTACGACGTCAGAATTACTCACGCCAGCATCTGCGAAGGTTTGGTATCCGTCTGAGGCAGAGCCAAGAGTTATTGTCCCACTGCCGGTGCTGGCAGTGGTCATCTTGGCTCTGTTGACAAGTTTTACCATAGGGTCGCTCCCAGCTTAAGCGATAGTCAGGTCAATCGCACCCACAGCAAATTGCAAGCTGTCGCCGTCTGCTATTGTTTTGTTGGTGGTCATCGCGCCATGCCAAAGTAGGTTGCCGCCGCTTGAAGCGTCTGTGATGCCAATATGTGTGACCTCGCCAAACGACCCGCCCGATGCGGTGAAGGTTATGGCCCCTGAGTTGGATGTCGTGCCGCCTGCGCCGCTAGCTGCGTTCCAGCTTGCGCTTTGCCGTGAGTAGCCGTTGCCTGACACCTCAGTGCCGCCACTGCTTCCAGTTGAAGCGTCATTCGGCGCTCCGGTGTAAAGTGCGACATACCAATTTGTAGGGCGTGTTGCCGTGCCAGTTGTCATTAAAAAGTTAAGCAGAAGGTTTTCTGCGTGATCTGTTAGTGCTGCCATTGTTCTGTTCCTTTTAAGCTAGATGGCCAGTTTGTTTAGGGCTGTAGAAGCCAAATTTTAGTTTTTAATAGCTCCTGATTTTTACGCGCAGCCCGGAGCCGCCAAATTTCGCGCCTTCATTTTCTCGATTAACCGCGTCAATTGCCTTGTCATAAAGAGCGCCCCAAACCGCTAAACGCCGGTCTTCCTCTAGGAACGGTGCAGAATGCACCAGTGACCCGTAGAGATAGCAGTCAGCGTGATACTGCAAAATCCAATTTGAAGTGTTTGACACGCTTAACGAATTTGTCTTTGCGACATACAGCATTTCCAACGTGTAATCGCTATCTGGCGAGGGATAGACCTCGATAGACCCAGAGGTAATTGCGTAATATTCAGGCCGGCCGGTCGCGTTTGCAGCCCCGGCGCGCCGATCTAGCAGCTGCGCCTGGCTCTCAGCTTCCATCTTGTATGTATCGCCGGAGGTAATGAAGAGCCGCAGGGGTTCTATGAAGTCGGTCGGAAGCGTAGAGTATTGAGAGTTCAAGACCGCTGTGCTTCGATTTTCCATGCGCCAGTGTCTCAGGCGCCGGTCCATATCAGCCTCAGCCAGAGCAATAAAATCGGGAATATTGGCTGTCATGTCAGATCGGTTTAACCAATTGCCGATTGCCGTCTGAAGCTCCGAATATGTTGTGATTGCCATCAGTAACCCTCAACAATCAATTTTGAATAGTTGCCGGAAAGCAGTTTTTTCTTTGCGTATTCCAAAAACTCTTTTGTGCCTGGTGCTGACTTGCATTCCAGCGCCCACTGCGCCGCCAGGGTGCCGGGGATCGTGCCGACATAGCGCCCAGCGCGCTCCTTGAGCCGGGGGATTTCTGCATACATATCGCGCTGGTCTTTGACCGCGTCGAGAATGGGCGCCACGTTCTCAGATGTCTTGATGAAAACTTTGCCTTCTTCTTCTTTGACGAACATTTTACCCTCATTAAGTTGAGCGCCCAGGAAAGCCTGGACGCTCTGTTGTTTTTAGCCTTGAACGTCTGCGATCAGGCCGTGACCCTTCTCAGTCACCTGAAGGCCGTATTCGCAGCTGATCAGCTTGCGAGAAGCGTGACCGGTCCGCGCAACGTCTTGCTGCTTTGTCTCCTGGAGATACGCGACTTGTGCGTAATTCGGGTCCAAAATCCAGGCATCGCGAGCGCGTGAGAAGCGGTTTGGCACCAGGGAAAGCTCGCCAAAATCGGTGGCGATCACGTCAATCGCACCTTGGAGCCGCGCATCGTCGGCATCCTTGTAGCGAGTTGCGTTCCCGGTGAAAGTAGAAGAAACCTTCTGCTTGATCGCTGACCCAACCATCATCAAAGTTGGCTCTGCGCCCTCGTCCCAACACTCCTTAACGACCGTGTTCATCATGGCCTCAGTGATTGTTCTGAGAGTGCCATCTGTCCTTGCCGCATTCGGATACCCAGCATTGCCAGAACCAGATGTTGTTGGCTCTGCACCGCCGGTGCCTTTTGACGTGTTGGTTTTCACCCAAGCACCCAAACCAGCTGTCGCGCGCGCTGTACCAGATGATCCAGCGCTGCCGGCTGTGTTCGAGGTCAGCATGGTTTCCATGTCTCTTTTTAGCTCTTTCAATTTAAGAGCAACTTGCTCTGCCATTGTCTGAGCATCAGAGGCGCCATTGACCGCTTCCGCTGTGTCACTGGTTTCCACCATTTTATCGCTTATTTGCGTGTAGTTCTGCACACGAATTGGCAAAGTAGCGGCATCATTGCCTGGTGTCGCTTCACCTTCAGCCACCCGGTTTGAACCGTTTACAGCTGCGAGTGAAATTTCAGGCCACTCAAACAATGTGTTTGAAACGCTGCGCTTGCCGATAGCACTCATAAATGGAGCGTCAGATGCGCTTACCATTTCTAGTGCTTCCTGGAGGTCTTCGCGGAGCGTGGTTACGTCGAAGGTTTCGACGGTGTTACTATTGACTGCCATTTTTTTATCCTTTGGTCAGTAAGAAAGCGGCAATGTCTTCTGTTCTGCCGGTCTTTCTTGATTGTTGACGCGCTACGTCCGCTCGCTTCTTGGATTGGCTTACAACTGACTTTTTGGCTCCAGGCTTGATGGCACCGCGCTTTACCTCGCGGCCGGTTCCCAGGTTGCCCTGGGCGCGCACCTTGGCTAACTCATGCAAAGCCATCACAAATCGGGGATCGCTTTCCCCTTTAAGTTCAGCATCGCTAAAGCCTCGCCGGCGACCCTCATCCATCATCATTTCGATGGCTTTTGGTGCCGCCTCTTTGTCGCGTAGCTCCGGGATTTGCTCCAGCACGACTGCCGTCTGTGCCTTCACATATTCTGCCTTTTGCTGCGCTTCCATTTGTGCATCTCGCTGCGCTTGGACTTGCTGCTCATATTGCAGTTTCTGTCGCGCCTCGACATCTTGCCTGTAGTCTTCCATTGCCTCTAGATAACCCAGCGGGTCTGTTTCCCGCATGGACGCATCTGGGGGCGCCGGCTCTGTCGTTTGCAGCCGATCCGCGTAAGCTTTCATAGCTTCCGCATAGCGCTGTTCCATTTGCTGCGCCTGGGCGACTTGAGCCTCAACTTGCTTTCGAGCCTCTGCGACCTCACGCATCTTTTGCTGGATGTATTGCTGACCAGAGTATCCGCGTTTCAGTTCCTCTTCGGTTACCTCGCGCTCCTCACCGTCAATCTTGACGCTAAAAAAGCTTTCTTCGGGTCCGTCTGGAAGTGTCGCTTCGTCTGTGTGTTCCTCATCCTCAATTTCAGTCTCAGCTTGCGCCTCAACCTCTTCCACAAGCTCTTCTGAAGTCTCGTCCTGAGTTGCTTCCTCTTGCGGTTCACTCTGTACTAACAGATGTTCAGCCACTGATCTTGGGTCAGCGGGATTTAATTCACTACTAGTCGCGTCAGACACGGTGCTAGCCTCGTTTTTTAGTCTTTCGTTCGACGATCTGGGCGTCAGTCAGAACGCTGCGCATTCCGCTGATCAGATCGTCAATTGCGCGCACTTGACGGCGCGCCTCGTCTATTTGCTCCAGGGTCGCCCCTGGCTCCAAAAATACATCGATCTGGTCTTGCTTTTGCTTCTTGACCAGTTCTTGAAAAACGTCATCTTGCAAAAAGCTTCTGATGCGCGCTGCCTTAGTTGCTAAATCCATTCGGCTCCCGCGCTGCATTTTGCTCTTGCGTTATTGAAGCGGTATCAACCGCCGTGCCGTATTGGCCGAGTATCTGAGCGACCTTGACCGCTAGCTCCTGGACCATCTTGTCGCGCGCCAGGTCATCATCGAGGATCATCCGGCGCTCTTTCATTTGCTGATCGGCCTGGAATTTCTGGGCGTCCATCTGGAGCTTCATCATATCGCTCTGCGATTTGCTCTGCGCCTTCATTTGCTCGATCTGCATCAGCCCCTGCGTTGGGTCTTGTTGCTGCATCTGCGCCGCCTGGGCTTGCGCCGCCTGGGCTTGCTGCGCGGCCATTTGTTGCTCCGCTTCCGGGGTCAGCGGCTGGAAGTACCGGTCACTGTTTTTGATGCCGCTCGCGCCCAGAAGATCGGCCAGGGTGTTTCTCAGCTGGCTCAAGCTAACCAGCGGGTTTTGCGGCCCCATTGTCTGCAAGATTGTTTGCTGCGTTTGCTGCGTCTGCATCAGAGCCGCGCGCCGCTCATCTTCCCGGCCGGTGCCCAGGCCGACATTCACAGATAGGTCAAGATCGGCATGCCAGGATCGCGGGTCTACGCGCTGAAAAGTGTTGTTCAGGCGCATCATTTTTTCGTTGTCGGTATTGTGTATAAACAAATGTAATAACAGCTTAAACAGCTGCTTCATGCCGCCCTCGGCCAAATTCCGGGCCATTGTCTCGATCTGCGCAGCTGCGCTCTGCATCTGGCTCTGGACCGCCAGGGCAGTGGTCGATTGCAGCGCGTCCTGGTGAAGTTGGCTGTCGGACTTAACCCCGGTCTTTGTCTCGACCATTTGATCGACGTACTGGAGCGCTGAAAGCGTCTGGCCAGCCGCAAAGGGCACCGTCAGCGTCTGGACGCTATTGGGCACTCTCTGGCGCACCACGGCGCCAATTTCGTTGTTTAAAACATCGTCAACATTTACGTCATTTGTAATCGCCAGGCGCGGCGTGTTCGTCATCGCCACATTGTCAAGGATGCCGCGCAAAATGCTGGTCGCGCTGTCCTGGTCGTCCATTAAAATATCGGAGATCGATGTGCCCCAAAAGGTGTGCGGCTCCGGCTGGATTTCAAAAATTGCAAACGGCACCCGGTCGATAGGCTCCGCGCTCAGCATCTTGTAAGACCCGCCGCCCAGGACAAAGCGATAGAGCGATGGGATGCCGGTTGCAAAAGGATCGACGCGCATAAATGCCTCAGTGACAGCCACAAGTCGCATAGTCGGATCGCGGTTGGGATCGTCGTCATTATCGTTTGTGTAGTAGCCCCGGCGCGCGCTCTTCTCCAGGTCGCGGGTATCAGTTGCGTCTGACAGGCCGGTCAGGTCGCTGACCTCATCGAAATCATAGCCCATCGCGACCAGGTCACCGACACGCATCTCAGTGCGGTGGCCGCACACATAAAAGTCATCGATGCTCCGGGCATCGCGGTTGATAAAAAATTCTTCGGGCGGGACGCTCTCTACTTTGATCTCACCCGATCTCTTACGGCGCGCAATCCGCGCATCAATGATTGGCACCTCAGCGTCAACGCCGTCCGGGCCGATCTCAACTTTTGTCTCAACCACTGTAGATAGAATATCGACATCAGGCTGGCTTTCAAGGAAGTCAAAAGCTTGCTGATCCAGGCCCGTATAGTCGTGAATAGTTTGCTCATCGCTGTCCTCGTAATAGGCTTTTAATATCCCAACCTTCTTGACCAGGGCGTCCTGGAATGCATCGTCAAGCAGCCGGTACGCATTGTTTTGCTCAAAGATATGATTGATCGCCTGGGTAGCCATTTCGGCCGTCTGAACGTCTTCAGGCCCGACCGGCTCAAATTGTACGACCTTGTCATTAGCCGCGAAAATACGCATCAGGCTTGGCTTGACCGCGCGCACCGTGTCCCGGATGACAGAGCGCACCACAGATGACCGGCCCTCTTCGGCGCCAACGCGCGTCTGGCCGTCAAACATGTCCTGGCTCAGCACCCGGCGCGGCGTGATCTCAGCATCAATAAATTCCACCGCATCCTTTACGGCGGTGGATACGATGGCTTCTAGCTCATCGTCGGTCATTTCTTCAAGTTCAGCCACGCAGCCACTCCAAAAATTTTCTAAGCCGTAACATTTGGCGAAAAAAAATACTCTGGATGGCGGTTTTTTTAACTTTTTTTGAATTTATTTGATGTCTTACCCTTGATAACCGGACACAGTGTCCCTATATATAATGTATAGGGCAATGAAGCCCACTACGGCTAGGAGGCCAAAATGACTAACTCATTCGCAATTCAAAATCTTTCCGCTGATGGACTTGAGCAAGCTAAAAAGGCGCTCGCAAAAATCGATAACGCAAAGGCCAAAGAAATTCTTGGTGATGCGCAGTGGAACGTAATGGTGCGCATTCTGAAAGACACAATTGCAGATAACACAATTTAATCGCCTGGGGCTTCGGCCCCACCCAATGACCAGGGCAATGAAGCCCACAATGCTCAGGAGGGCAACACTATGACTAACACTTCTACCAAAACCATTCCATTTGGCATCAGCTTTCGCGGCCAGCCGGACTACACTAACAGTGAAGTCTCGAACTTCATTGAATGTGCTGATGGCATTACGCCATTAGAATATCGCAATCAATACATTTCGTTTCTTGGAGACTTTCTTTCGGGAAAGATCAAGCCATCAACGCAAGTCGATGTTGACATTGCGCGTGAGTTCCAAGCGGACTTGGACAACCGCGCTGACATCGACTACCGCGAAGGTCACTGGGATGATGACCCAGAGATCGTCGCTGGCGGCAAATACTTTGCAAAACAAGCCGCAAAGCTAAAGCGGCACATTGCCAAAGCCACTAGCTGATCTTTTGGTGACCAGCCCTGCGGGGCTGGCATCCTGAAGACCAACTTAACAAACAGGAGAAAAAAATGAAAATAATTGAACGTGATTTAATCGAGGTTTTGAACGATCTGCCAGAGATGTGCATGGTGCAAGACATCGCGGACAAGAGCAAAGTCATTTGCATCAAGAAAGGGGAGCAAGGATATTGGCCTATGGAAGGCTGGACATGGTCCGCTGCGATACGCTTTAACGAGCGCCAAGGTATCAGCGCGGCGCAAATTGAAGCTATGCAAGCTGGATCGATGTTTGGCTTTGATGTGCCGGGTGCTGATCCGAAAAACTGTGAAAGGGAAACAACATGACCCCATCTAAATTCAAGGAACACCGCTACGACCTGGCGCTCACGCAAGAGGAACTAGCTTGCATCTTAAACACCACTGCCAGAACGATCCGGCGGTGGGAGACAGAAGATGACCCCAGGCCGGTTAACCCAATCGCCATCCGGGTTATGGAGTGGATGATTTGGCATAAATATGAGCCTATCGAATTGCTATTGGTTCGACTAGATTATAGGCCCGACGAAATAAGTAACCGGGGCGCCCATAACATAATAATTGAAGATGAAGGGTTGGAGCCAGTTTGGGGTACTAAGGGCATGACCCGTTGGGATTTTGTAAATGCAAGGGATAAAGCTAATTCCTAAAAAGCCGACCCGGCGCATGCGCCGGGTTCCCCCGATCTAAACACTGCAAGGCATTTTGTGCCCCCAGAGCGCTAGTTTTCGCGGCCGATCTCCCAGTGGGGCATGTCTGTCGAAATTTTGCGGCCAGCCTGAGTACGCAAACGGCAATATTCCATATAAAGCTCTTCGCAGCTGTTGCGCGTTCTGGCGTCCCAAAGATGCCAGCCGCCGCCCCAGCGGAGCGGGACATCGACATGCTTAGCAGCCTTTATGATGTGATCGCCCAGGCGCTCATAAACATCCTCCTCCCAGCACACTTCGCCATCGACATATGCGACCAAGTCAACAGCGTGACTGAACCCATCATCTTGCTTGATGTGCTTGCTGTTAAGCGTCCAGCTTCTGCCAGCTGCCTTTAGCTTTTTTTGCTCAGCCATTGTGCGGGTGCCGCAAGTAATTCCAAAATCGACATCTGTCGTTTTTATCGCCATCTTGCAAACCTCGACCAGCTTGGGGTGAACGCCCTTGAGCCGATCTAAGCTGCGCTTGCTGAATTTAAAACTCACTTTGTTATTCCTTTCACTTTTTCATATGAGCGCATCCCGGCCAAGCCAAGCATGCCCATTAAGATTGGAGACATCGCCGCCATGTCAGCTTGCGGGACGATAAATCCAAAGCCAGCCGCAATAGGCGAAATTAAAAAGTTAACCATTAAACCCAACACGCACACATAGCCGCACAGGGGGCGCCAGGACGCCGTAAACCAGTTGCCAGCCGCCTCGACCTTATTGATCTCCAGCTGCGCCAGGAGCGCTTCCTGGGCGTGTCTGTCGGCCATCGTGCTTAGCTCATGGGCAAGCCTCGCGGCCTGATCCTTATCTTTGATAAATTTACCGGCCAGTTCAGTCGCCGGTGAGATCAATTGAGACAGTAAACTCATTTCTCATGCCCCAGCCAAACGGCAAAGGCTCCGGTCATTGCGCCGGTAACCACACTGACAAGCGCAGATTGCTGAGTTGTCGGATCATCGAGCGTCATAAACCACTCCACCACGCGCCACGCGGAAACAGACATCATAACCATCATCACGCGCGGTAATATCTTCCACGCCAAAATTCTTTCCATCGCAATTGTCATTGCTGAAAAACCTCCGCAAAGCTGTCGTGCATATTTTGTTCAGTGAAATTTGACGCTTTTATCGACCGATGAGATAGGTGACGAATGTTGTCAGTCCTCTCAAACAGCATCAGCTGGTTGCGCAAGTTAATAAAGCAATACGCAAACGCTTCGGTTGCCGCCGGTCTTATGTTGAACCGCATGTGGTTTGGCCGATCTTTTCTCGTTATCAATCTCGCTTTTACTTCAATTAAGTAGACCTGGCTCTGCTTAGCGATAACTAAGTCAAAACCAACCGCCGATGCCAGCGTGGTCGTAAAGCCTTTTCTTTCAAAGAAATACGCGGCGAGGTATTCACCAGCCCGTCCCGTTCTTACTGCTTTGCCCCGCCCAGACAGCGGTTCAAACATCTACTTGCGCAGTGCTTGCTCGATGCTGTCTAGCTTCTCAAAAATACGCTCCATTGACACCTTTATGTCCTTCACTTCGCGTCCATGTAGCTCACGCAGATTTTTTGTTTCCGCGTTCAGCACCGCAATGTTGGTAATGTTTTCCGAAAGCTTGCGGTGCAAAAAAAAGGCGTAGCCCGCTACCGGTGCTACGACCCAAGTCATTATTTGATTTAGAAGGTCCATTAAATTCCACCGCGCTCTTCGCCCTCGCCCTGCATCTGCAAGGCGCCTAAAACGCCCATAGGGCCGACTGCCAAAGGTGCTTTGTTTTGCAGAAAATCAAGCAGCATTTCCTTTCGCGACAAACCGCGCTCCCCTGCGCGTTTATCCAAGCTGCGCCGGAATAAGTTCATAAACGTGCCCTGGCTTTCGTCAGCCAGACCGGTCATCTCACCCGCGCCCATCCATAAGCTCGCCTGAAATTGCGCCGGCGTCATCCCGTAGGCTTCCGCGACACGATTTGCCATGTCTTCATATGCAGCATACTCGTTGGCCTTCGGCGTATCAGACCAGGCGGTCGGCATTTTTTGGAATACAGATGTGTCCTCAATGTGCCCGTCTTGCCACGCCTTAAACAAGTTGATTTCGCTAACTGGCTTGCCATTTACCTTGCGCGTTGTGGTGTACTTTTTAATTTTCTTTGGGCCAATGGCCTCTGCCGCTATTGCAGCGTTCTCAGCACTCAGCTTTGCCTGGTTGTTTAAAAAATCACCGCCGCCATCAGCCATCGCCAGCATCCGCATAAAGTGCATGTCAGCCGCAATGTTTGTATCATCGCCCAGAAGGTCGTTACCGAAACCCTTTACCTTCGGGTTTGCCTGGAGAAATTTAGACAGCGCTGCGCCGGTAAGGTCTTCCGGCACCTCGCGATCCCAAGCCCCAGCCTCGCGGTTCACGACATTGCCGGCCTGGTTGCGCTGCTTCAAGTGGCCATAGCCATAATTGTCTGGCGTGTTTGCCGGCAAAACCCCCAGCCGATCAGCCGCCTTTTTCGGCGTGATGCCCTCATCCTTAACAAGCTGCGCGACAGCCGCTCGATCTTCCGGGGCCAACGCTCGATAAAAGCTCGCCATCCGAATGTTCTGGGGCACTTTAGCACCGGTCGATGTGGTGCCAATCAGTTCCATAAACTCGCGCCACTGAGCGTCACCATCCTTATCGCCAAGAGTAGATATGAACCAATCGCGTAGCTCCTCAGTGTTGTACCAATCCGGGCCGGCTAACTTTATTCCCTTCTCGATGTGGTCATCAAAGATTTGATTGATTGGATTGTCGGGGTCTGCGACAGACGCCTCTAAGCGCTGCATGCGCTCAGTTGTGTTTTTCGGCCGGTAGCGCTGGTATGGCTCAGTCCGGTTTGGCGCTGCGCCAGTGTATTGAGGCAGCGACCCTTCGGGCAAGTCAACCGACGAAACATCGCCAAGCTGGTTGACCGGCTGCGCTCCGCTATTGCTGCCAAAATTCCCCAAGTTACTGCCCAGCGCATCCGGCGCCGGACCAGGCTGGTTCATGCGACGAATAAACGCCTCATACACATCAGCGCCGACTTGGCCCATGCTGTCGCCAGTACCCGTCAAAGTCTCCTGGATGGCCTTGCCAGCCGCCAGAGCCGTCTGAGGCCCAAAGCGCGCCACAATAGCCGTGGGGATCAATATCCCGGCAACCTCAGTCATAGCGCCGACATAATCGCCCTCAGAAAATTGCTGCCCCGATCTGGCTACACCAGCAACCGGGTTTACCATGTCGCCAACTTCAGCCACATTCATCGCCGCCTGTCGGCCCCTGGGGCTTAGAAAATAACTAGCAGCCTCGCCAATCTCACCCAAGATCCCGTGCAGCTGGGGCGTAAACCCGCCGCGCTTTCTAAAATCCTGAAAGTCCTGGCCCATGCCAGTTATTTGCTCGTAAATGCTCATAGACGCCCATACCGCGGTATACTAGCCGCGTTGTCAGACAAAGTGGGACGAATATCGCCAGGGTATGGGCCATAACTCTCAGGTACTCTAAGCGCCGTCCAGGCGTTAACCATTGGACCCAGGCTTTCATCATAATGTTGCGGTACGTCAGAAACAATCGCAGTCGGGGGATAGAGCGCGTCAAACATCCGCATCTGCGCCTCCGGCGTTAGAAACTTTATACTGCTCAGCTGCGAAAACTCGTTAAATGTCGGGATGCTCGATGCCGGCTCCGGCTCAACAATCTGAGCGTCAGGATTGTTTATAGCCGCCTTCGGGTCACTCGTATCGCCCACCGGGCTTTGCGAGGCAAACGCAAACGGGAAGTCAGGCCGCGCCTGGGGCCGCAAGCTTGACGCCAAATTCTCAGAACCCTGGGGCTGAACGCCCAAAACATTCGCAAGCATCGAATAAGGCCCGTCAGAAAAATAATTCCCGCTATAGCCAAAACCACCGCCGTCAAACGCATCAGTCAGCAAGCCAACCGGCTGTTCGTGCTTAATGCGAGTGCCGCCACCAGGCGCCTCGCCACGATCAACAAACTTATTGCCGAAAATCTTCGGACCACCCAAAGCATTACCAATCTCGCTGATAATACCGCCGCCCTCAAATTTATCGCCAGACTGCCCAGGGCCACCGCCGTCAAACATATCGGAAAACGATATGTATTCCTTCTTTTTCGTTTCAGCCATTGGTCATGCCCTACTTAAACATGCCGGACTTTTTGCCCTTGGGCTTCTTCTTTGGCTTGGGGGATTTCTTACCGTAATTCATGCGACACCTCGCAGATTTCGCCGGATAGGCTTATTCCATCTTTGCGCCCCAGCTGGCCCGTGCAGCGCTATCGCCGCATCCCCAGAGAGGCTTAGACAAAGCGCATCTGCCATGTCCGGGCTTTTTAACCCGCGTGACTTCATGTCGCTCTTACTTTCGATTTTTATCTTACCAGTAGAGGTGAAGCTATACTTAGGGGCAGAAAGTTCTGACAATAAATTTTCGTCGCGCGGTAGCCGACAGTCACGGCCCTCTAGCCAAGCCTTCAGGCGATACCACAACTCAGCCCGTAAATTTAAATACTGAGTGCCCATAGAGGGACTTTCCGATACATTCACGCCCGTAACCGGTAACCCCAACTCAGTGAGCCTGTCAGCCACTCCAGCGCCCAATCCCGCGCTGTCAACGTAGAGATTATTTGGCTGCTCACTCGGCGGCAAAGCCTCATATTCAGCCACCACCGACCCACACAGCTGCATCAAGTCCAGCTTGCGCCAAACACGCATGTCCGTCACAACCCGGCCAGTGCGCTTGCACAAGACACTCGCATCGTCGCCCATGCGCGCCACATCCAACGACCAAACCGGCGTCACACCCTCAGCCGCCTCAATGTCCCGGTGCATCGCACCCTCAATCAAGTGCAGCGGGATCACCGTATCGTCATCCGCAATCGGAAACTCGCCCGTGACCCTCGTCCGCCAGGCGTTTGTTCCCTCGCCATAGCGCTCACGCATCTCCTCGACATACTCAGCCGACACCCGTGGGCTATCGAGACAACTCACCGTCCGGGTCCACCAGTTGCGCTTCAGCCGGTGGTGCGTGTCGTAGAAAAACCCAGAACCCCGCGTTGGATTGCCCAGCAAGATCGTGTGGGCATGCTCGCCCGACATAGACCCAGCTGAGGCCGAAAAGACCTCTTCAGGTATACCAGAGGCTTCATCAGCACACAAAAGCACGAAGTCGCTATGCACTCCTTGCAAACTCTCCGGACTTTCTTTTCTTGACGTCTTAGCTGCGATAAATGCCTCGCTGGGCGCCGCTATTAACTCGACACGATCCGACTTAACATTTAATAATTTCTGCAACGGCTCCGGCATTTCCCGAACCCACCTCTTCAATTCCGCAAATAGCGCATCGAACAGCTGGCTGGATGTGGGAGCCGTTACGACAACCTTCACCGGAAAACGAGTAAGCAAGAACCACAACATCAGCCAGGATGTACCAGTAGACTTGCCCACGCCGTGACCGCTCGCCACAGAGCAACGGCGCTCGCCGCTGGCAATCGCCTCCATCAATTCCTTCTGCCAGGGGTCAGGCTCGCAGTTCAAAACCTCCTGGACAAACAAGACGGGACGATTGCGGTAGCGCCGGATGAAATCCTCAAATGCATTATTCTGAGCCATCAGTGAACCGTTGCCCCAATCGCCTCATGCATCGCTCTCAAAACCTCGTCAAAATCATCACACTCCTGGACCAAACACTCAGCCGCAAGCATGATCATCTCATACATCCCATACTCGCCCCGGTCACTCAGCGTCACCAAGCGATCATCCTTTCGGCAAATCAAAGCAAAATCGTCAGCCCAGTTTAGATAACCCACAACCTCACTCGTTTTCATGGTCAATCACCTCAGTCTGGACCTTCCGCAATGCATCCAAGTGCTGAGCGTGAATGTTTACCTGGACTTGCTGGTTCGCCCTGGTCGTGTTCCACCGGTCAGGATCCATCGCACTCGCGATCCACTTGCGTACCGCAATCCGCTCGCGCGCCTTGGAGATGGCGGCTGTCTCTTCAGGGACGTTGTCGGCAATTTCCAGGGCGGCGTCTGCTAGCTGTTCCGCGCCAAGGCGCTGCGCCTCTCGCAGCTGGGTGCGGTTTTCCGAGGCGTTGAGGATGCCGGAAAGCATGTTGCGCGATACCTGGAACTCACGGGCAATCGAGGCAATGGTGCGGCCGTTTGAAATTTCCTCAAAAATTTTTTCGACGCCGCCGGTGTCCTCGATAATAGCCAATAAGGTCCGATGTCTTTTACGTCCCGCCATTTGTGTTCCTTTTTTTTCAATTTACAAAATTTTTTTTCTCGCCGCATTGTTTGGCGAATTTCTGTGCGTCTTTACTAGCCCGGCTTTCCGGCCAAGCACCCCCCCTGGGGGGGGGTAAATTCGCGATTTCGCCCCAAAAACCGCCCTTTTTGAAACCTTTTTGAAACTGCGACCCGTAAACCATTGATTTCATTACATCTCTGCGGCACAAATCAGGATGCAGCGGCCCGTCTCGCGTATGTGCGCGCGTTGATGCGCCGATGTGCAAATCCTTGGTCCTAGTCTTTTGAAGGGAAGTTGAAGTCCATAAAGTGTGTTACGTCTGTCAATGTATCAAATATGCTCCATTGCTCAGACTGCACTTCAGCTAACGAATAAAGCCTATACCACTGTCGCGTTCCGAATGCCCAATCAAGGTTCGCAACAAACACATATCCATCAGACGAACTAATGATCTGCACTTGGTCTTTGGGATATTGGCGCTCGAAGCTTGTGAACTCCCAAATGATTGCAAATTTGTCATTTAATTCTTTCATAACTTTCTCCTATTAAAACGGGATCTCATCCTCTAAGTCAGGCTTGACATCAGGCAACGACACACTCGTGACCTGCGCTCCAGGGAACTCATCCTTAACGGCCGCTGTCATTTCACCTAACTTGGTCTTGCGCCAGTGAGCGTAGTGGACGCCAACCTCATGCAGCGTGATAAGCTCTAGGTCAGGCCGATCAGCCCTTACCTTCGGCCAAGCATCCTGGTCGGCAAGGATTGCGGCTCTGACGCCATCAACCTCGAACTCCCAGTAGGAAGGATCCGCACCGGCCGCACCAGCGGCTGTTGCAAGCTCATCCATTTTGACCATGCCCCTGATGCAGTCATCCGCGCAGTGTCGGGCTTGGGCTGCATCGACGGCATTGATCGCCTCATTAAGCTTGCCCAGTGCCTGACCATATCTGTGAGCCACTTCAGGCTCCACCAATTGGATCAGCCTATCGACGCCCCACTTCTCATCGAGATACCTCACCCACCGATCAAATCCCTTGATTGCCAGATCGACAGTAATCTCTTCCTTGGTCGATTGTGGTTCAAGCAGCCGATCAAACTTCTTGCCCTTACCTTTGGCTTTTGCCTTGTACGCACCCCTAGCCATCAGCAAAAATCCTGCGCTGTGTAGAAATATAGAAAGCCTTTATAGGCTTTTTCTATTTCCTCTACGCTTTGCGGGTGTAGAAAAAGTGTAGAATTTCTATTTTTTCTACACTTATGAATATTCATGCTTACCACTGATCAACTCCGATACTCTGCCGGCATTGACCTGATATCTCTTGGCCAGTGTCATGCAGCTTTGCTTGTCGTTTGAATAATAATCGTTCAGGATCATGTTCGCGATGTGCCGGGTAATTGGGATGCTTTCGCACGGCGCTCTGGGCTTCACATAGTCCCGATAGCTGTTGGCGATGGCCCGATCAATCAGGTCAACCACCTCTTGATTTCTGGTGCGCTTCTTTGCTTCGACTAGCAACTCGCGCACCAAGTTCATGTTAGACATAGTGCTTACCTTCCCGTGTTGTGATCCAGATATGATTTTCGTTCATGGCCATGAGGCCGCTTACCAGGAGCGCATCGAGCGCCTTGTCGTATGCCGTGCGGCTGTTTGATGTGGTCATCTGGCCCCTGGCAAAGTCTCTGAGTTCGTCGGCCTCGACGCACCAGAATTTGCCTGGCTCCGGCCACCCGGTGCCGCTGGGATTTTCTTTGCCAACCTTGTCGGCTTTTAGCTGCTTGTATGCATTCCAAATCGTGATTTGATTTTTGCCGCCTGGGCGCTTCTTCTGCCTAGCCTCTTGCGCATCTTCCTCAGACGCTGCCTTGACAACCGCAGTTGTCACTGCATCGCCATCCTGATCTCTTCCTAGCTCGACGCTATCGAGGACGAATGCGAATGGCTCAGCTGGCTCCTGATCTCTCTGCTTTGTGGCTGTCGCAAAGCTGACGCCGTCCATCTTTGTTAATTCTATTTCGGTTGAGACAGCTGCGCGTAGCAAGCTATGGCCCCTGGCGCCCCTGGTTTGATCCTTGCCGCTGTGATGCACCATCGAGACATGCGCGCCGGACTGCGCACAAACGGCATCAGTGACTTTGACCAGGGCGCCCAGATCGGTTGAGCTATTCTCATCACCGCCGGCAAGGGCGCGGCTGAGCGTATCGATCACGATTAGGGCAAGCTTGCCGTATTGTTGCTCGATCTCCTGGATCATGGCGCCCAGCACTTGAAGGTCTTCCTCGCTATTGAGCATGTCTAATGGCGCACGCCTAACCGCAAGTGGCACGTTCTCGCATTGATATTTTTGCTGGATTGCGTACAGCCGGTTGTTCATCCCCAGGCCACCTTCCAGCGCGAGGTATGCGACCGGGCCTTGAATGGTTTTGTAGCCATGCCAGGGAATGCCAGCGGCGACACAGTAGGCCATGTCCATGACGAAGAAGCTCTTACCGATGTTGCTTTCGCCATAAATGACGCTGGTTGTGTTTTGATCGAGCCAGCGCTTGACCAGGTAATTGCTGGTGAGGATTGGCTTGGCATCGCCTGGGTAAAGGAGCGACGATTGCACTGCCGCTTGCATTTGGGCACCCACGGGCGCCTTTAAGACCTCTGCCGGTGGTTTGGGTACTAGCGGGGCGTAACCCTTCTCAAAGGCGCCTCTAATAAACGTATCAAGCTCCCAGCGGCGGTTGCCAGATCGGCTTTGGCCATCAAGGTTAAAGTTTTGTTCTGCGATTTCTCGCACTTGGCTTTCGGTAAATCCTCTGGCCACATAGTGACCAACGAGGTCGCGCGCATTATGGTGCCAATTATTACCGGCGCGCAGCTGCGCCAGTAATTCATTTTCGTTTACCTTACCAATTGCCATGTCAATGCGGATGCCGGACATGTTGGACATGTCCTGCGTTTGTCCTGTCTGTCCTTGCTCTAAAAGCGGCGCCGGTTCTGGCGTGTTCTTGCGGGGAACCCAGCGCGGTACGGGCGCGGGTTCATCATCTGTCTGCCATGTGTAGGGCTTACCATCGATCTTGCTTGGCTCGATCAGGATGTATCCCTTGTGCTTGATATCCACCTGGCCGCATAACTCGCCGGGGAATTGCTCAGCTTGGTCTGACTTAAATATGTAGTGAGTGCCGCCACTCGCTGACTTTTGCACAAGCGTGGGTGGCATGTCCTTGCCGATCATATATTCCTGAAATTTGCAGTCGGTCTTGTAATCATCGACATCGATGCAAACCAGGCCGCTATCAACTAGGTTCAGGCCCAGGTTAGCGTCCGGGTATTTTTCAAAATATGGTTCCAGCGCGGCAAGATCGTCGGTTGCATCTTTGTACGAAAGACGAATGCCATTTGACCGCTTGGCCGGCACCTTGCTGTCTTTTGCGACCGGGAAAATCTTCCAGCCTCTCGCCGTATAATCCTGAATGGCTTCTTTCATGTCCATCAATCTGCTCTTTTTTTGTTTTTAAAAGGGCCGGTGAGTTAAGGAGGAAGACCCACCGGCCAAGTGCCCACGCCGGAAACCCAATCAAACAGCGCGGGGGGCTACTTGCGCGCCCAGGGAGACCAGCGCGCAAGTTAGAAGAATGTGGTTCCCGGTGCGGCTTGTGGTGCCGCTGGTGGCGCTGGTGGCGCAGCCTGGGGTGCCGGTGGCGCAGCTGGGGGCTGAGCGATTGCCGGTGGCGCTACGGGCATCATGCCTGGAACCGGCGCTGCTGGCGCGGCTGGCGTACCCATGTCGATAGCAGTGCGCGCGGACAGGCTTTCTGGGCGCGGCATCCAGCTTTGGACTTTCAGCAGCGGGTAGACCCATGTCCTGGTATCGTATCGGCCCTCGGCAGCGCCCTCGAACATCACCAGGGGCACATGACCAACTTCCGGGCACTGAGCCAGCTGTTGGCCTAAGTACCCAAGCGCGTCCCAGGCTGTTGCGCCGCTTGCCATCCACATGGCGATTTTTCCGGCGCCCACTGCGACCGGCATGGCAAATCCGCGCTTCCAGCCCTCAGCTGGCTTTGCCGCCATTTGCGAGACAGTTGGATTGAACTGCCACTTGTTTGTCTCGCTGTCTTGCCAGCCGGTTCTTAGCTCAGTGGTATCCAGGACGATGCCCTGGGATACGTCACAAACCTCTTTGGGCTGCCCCGACATATTAGTGTAGAAGACCTGCGAGTGGTTAAAGTTTACGCCCGGTTTTTGCTGCCAGCCAAAGTAGAGGTCGGAGCCGGAGCTTGAGTTACCCATATCAATAATCATTACGATGATCCTTTCTTAGTCAAATATTTCGGGGGATTTTTGGTAGAGGGCCGTATAGACATCAAATTTCATGTCTCTGCGGAAAGAT